AAAGGACGTACAGGAGCATTATCTGAAACAGGGTCAGCCATGCTCGGCCCCATAGTAGCTAGGTTCTCAGGTTCATCTGTACGTTTGGCTATATTTTCAGCCACCTCTGTAGCTGCCTCAGGTCCAGCCAAAGCTCCAGTACGGGTAGATGCTGTAGGTGACTTACCCATATCATTAATTATTTTAGCAAGTTTACGGGACTTATCGATAGAAGATACTGTACGTACACCACCTCTTAAAGTTGCCCCTGCAAGGGGGAAAATATCTACTGCCCCTAAGATAGCATCGCCTATAGCATTGTCATCGTTACCTAACCGAGTGGCTGCTGCAAGAAGGTCTTGTAAAGCAAAGGGGTTATCCCCAAAAAGAATACCTTGCTCTAGGTACTCATCAATTCGTGTGTCAAGAAATAACTCATAATCTTGTACTGACATGTCACCAGAAATAGCACGAGCAAACTCAACATTAACACCAGTGCTTTTTAAAGTAAGGTCTTCGAAAGCTCCTATAGGTATCTGACGTAAAATGTAACGATCAAACCAATTAACTACTGTACCTAATCCAGTTCTAGCTGCGTTATCTGCTATAGCATCTTGCAACTTTTCTACAGTAAGTTGGTACTTAATAGAGGCACGGTTTTCAGCCTCTGTTAGGTTAGGGTTCTTCATGGCTTGGAAAGAGTTATCAAAGAAGTCACCAAGAGTGACTAGCTCACTTCCTTTAGAAGATTCATTCTCAAGACGAACAGCAGCATCCTCTATACTTTCTTGCTCAGAAACCTGTAAGTTTCTAACTGTTGTTGCCATAGTATCATTTACACGACTACTTACTTCTGCCCGTAGGTCTGTAACCTCCTCAGGAAGTTGGCCTGTAGCACCTAGAACAGCTGTATCCCTACGTTCTGTAGAGGCTGAACGAGGGTCAGGCTGTACTTCCTCATAGACAACTTCATCGTCACCGAGTATTTTTACGTTCTGAGACTCTTCAAGGATATTAGCCATTAATTATTCCTTTGGCTTCGTCAACATTTTTTCAACTACACCAAATCCACCCAAGCCTTCAAAGGCTGTCATACCAAGACTACCTATAGCACCGTAGGTCTGAGCCTTCTGAGAGGCTATACTGATTTGATTAGATAGGCCTGACATCTGACCAGCAAAGCCTTGTGCACCACCAAGCTGTGATGACAACGATGACAGTCCACCACCTATAGCAGAACCACCAACAACACCAGCACCTAAAGCACTAGCCCTTAGTTGAGCCTGTTTAAGTTGTGTCTCTCGTATAGCTTGACGTTGACTACGGCGTGTCTGTAACGTCTGTTGTTGTCGTTGAGCACGGGCAGCTCTCTTCTGTTGATTGACAGAAGCTATGGTTCCTGCTGTTCCTGCTACTGCTGATGCAATTAGAGCAATTTCTAGACCTGTTCCCATTTCAGTCTCCTAGTTTTTTAATGAATATTTTTTCGTGAGGTTGAAAGTCTAGCCTTTGAAGGATAGAGTCATAAGGTTTGTCGATATTTGAACTAAAAAGAAGAACATCTGCACCTAAATCCTTTAAGTCTTTAACAGCATACTTAACAAGAAAATAACCTAGTAGTCCTTTACGATGCTCTTTTTCTATAAATAAAATATCATTAGAAGCAAATACAGTGTTTTTATAATGATGGTGTTCTCTTGAAACGACAGTAAGATAACCTACAAGGTTGTTTTGTTTACGTACTGTATACACACCTAACATATAGCTTTTATTTAAAGTCTCATAAATATCCCAGTCTGGGTTTAACTTAATACCGTACTTACTAAGCCCTGTATCTTCCCAGTTTTTATGAGTAAGTTCGTCTACCTGATCTTTTACTTCGTTAAAGTCTTCTCTTTGTATCTTAAAATCTCGTATTTGCTGCACTAAGTATTCCGAAACCTAGTAGTACGAAGTCTTTGCCTTGTTCACTCTCGAACCTAAGGCGCATACTACGGCCTCGACCTCTCATCTTTAGTCGTGTGGTTACGACATTTTCAGGGTAGTCCCATGTAGATAAAGCTGATTCATTAACTACGGGAGTATATTTAAGTCGGTAGGCTTGTTGTGGTGAAGACGAAGTGTTGTTCCTAAAGTCCCAATACGACGATACCAGCAACGAAGATTCCCTTACGGGATTATACCCTAATTCTTCACTACCTGCAAACCCTGTTTCAGTTGGACGTAAATAAACTTGTAAGTATGGTGCATTCTTCTTGAGTATCAAATCACCCATGAAGTCATACCCAGCTTCAGCATAACTACTGTAGTTAGCATCACCCCAGTCTAGGAAGCCAGAGTTCTGGAAGAAGCCTATAGTCATCTTACCTGAAGATGCATCGTAGATCATTAAGGATACAGCACTATCAGCTTGAGCAAGTTGAGAAAGTTTGTTTACTACAACATCATCCCCACCTGAGGTAACTACGTCATCACCATTAGCTGTATACACATCAAAGTTTGTGTATTCAGAACCAAAACCTGACAGGTACTCAGCACCAATGATGTAGTCAGTGTTAGAGGCACTGTCAGCAACCGTCCAAGGGTAGAATGATTGCAGTGAAATGTCTAATGTTAGTACTTGGTTCTTCTTGTTGTAGTCTCCTGTTCCATTACTAGGATAGAACCAGTGAACTCTTTTGTTAGTCTCATCATAGGAAGCAATACATCTTTGCTTTGCATTACCATCAATCTTATCAAAGAATGTTTGTATGGTGGAAATAGTAAGGTTCTGTTCTTGTCCTCTACCACTGACCTGATCGAAGGAGATAGTGTGGATACCATGCTTGGACCACCACATAGGGATGTCACTTACAGTTACAAACGTAGAAGCATTATTAATCCCTACATCAGTAATACGAGAGATAGAGTACTCAGTAGCTCTGAAGACACCATCAACACCGTTGATCTGCCACACACCGTTCTCAGCAAAGACCATCAGGTTAGCACCAAGTGCATGTAGTTTCTGGATGTTGTGAGCTTCAGGTATTACAATCACACCACCATCTGTATCTAGTAGATCACTAGAGTAGTCTGCTGTAGGATCATTCTGTTGGTGACACCGACCAGCTTCAGAAATACTATCCAGTTGTTTACTAAATAGTATTCTACCACTGTTTTTATTAGATGTCAATCCAGCATAGAAGATACGTCCTGAGAAAGCTGCTATGGCTTGGAACCTAGTAGACTCAGCCTCGGTAGGTAGACCATCTCTTACTTTGTTAAAGAAGTCTAAAATAAAATGTCCGTTACCTGTAAGGGATGTACCACTGTAAACCTTCTCCCACTCAGCTACACTGAAGTTACCACTGGCATCTTTACCTGAATACCAAGGGTGGGTAAGTGGTGGATAAACATTATCTGGGTTCCCATCACCATCTTCATCAACGGCTAAGTAGGCAGCAAGAGCAGCCTCTCCTTTTTCTCCTGACCACCCTGCGTTAGCTGTATCATACTTACGTCCGTTTGAAGGAGTTTGTGTTTCTTCTGAGTATGCTTGGGTGTCATCTTGCCAATCAAAGTCTCTGACACGAGGGGTAATCTGTTCTGTTGATATAGTGTCTGCGTCTGGGTCATACTCAATGTAGAAAGGGTTGATAGCTGAAGAAGCTACCACAAGGTCACCACTAAGAGAGGCTAGTTGTACTTTAGCTGTACCTGCCCCAGTGCTACCTGCATGTTCAAAGGTAGTTAGGTCTACAGAGAAAGACTTCTGGTTACCTGAGTAAGGTTCTGACGATAGGTTGTAAAAGTATAGTGTACTATTATTTTGTACAACCATAAACTCAAGACCTGCCTGACCTCCTACATTTGTCCAACGTCCTGTAGTAAATTCAAAGTCTGAGGAAGTAACAGCAAAGGTAGACAACACATTGTTTTCTTCTACCTCTACAGCTAGTCTACGTCTACGAGAACCATCCCTGTCGAGGAGACAGTTGAGTTCGTCAATAGATGCATCCTCAGGAAATGTTAGTTCACCAGCCTCAGTTATCAAGCCCTTGATGAACGTGTTCACTACCTTTTGACTTATTCTTTGCGGCATCTTTTCTCTTCCGTTCTTCTCTGGCTTCTGTGAAGTAGTTTCGACGGGCTGTCTTGGACATATTCTTTTTCTTTAGATAGTTCTCTATAGCTCTCTTAGCTGCTGGTATCCCTGAGTACTTACCTTTGAACTCTTCTGGTAGGAGACCTTTCTCAAACTTAATCTCAAAGAAAATAAAACCATCGTTGGCCTTTTCAATTATGATGTCTGTAGCAAGTTTGTCTGTCTTACAAACACACCGTTGGTTAACAGTGTCTTCTATAAACTCGACCATTAGTTTCTCCCGTAGTAAGGCCTTACATTAGCCCTCTTTGTTTTGTACATATCGTTCTGTACGAATGACTTTAACCTACGAGCAGACTGTTCGATCTTAGGGTCTGATCCAGACTTAAACAAAGAGAAGCAAGTTGATTTAGCTTCAGCCAGTAAGTATGGAAGCATAGTGTCATCTAGGTCAGGCTGGAAGTCATCGTCAATAGTAAAGGTTGGGTAGATATAACCAAAGGCTCTGGTCTTACTATTCTGCAACACAGAGTCAACAGAAGCCTTGTAGGAGTCCATAACGATGTGGTCATCATCAAAGCTAGTGTAGTATGATGGGTGACGATCATTGCCGATAAACAACTGTGTGCCACCTAGAACATCAGTGACAGTTATTGTTGTAGAGGAATCTTGGTTCATACGATCAATGAAGTTCATAGGCTCTACAAACATTATCTCTTGGTAGGTTGTACCTGAGTCAGCTATATTGTAGTCTACTCGACTAAGTTGACGAGTGTTAGATGGGTATGTGAAGTGAGTAGGTTTAGTATTATCTGACAATGAAGTAAGTTTAATAAGTTGTCTGTGCTCAGGTATATCCCTTGCTGCAACAATATTAAAGAATGTATCTTGGATAACAGATGCAACCTGTTCAGCTTCTACTGTATCACTAATTGAGTTCACAGCCTCTGAGTCCATGTCACTCAGAATAGACTGAACCATTTGAAGGAGTGTGTTTCTCATTATGTTCGATCCAATACGACTACAAAACGAAGGGTTGCTGTGTTGGTGGAAGCACCGTCTGAGGCTATAGTAATGAAGCTATTTGCTGTCACCGTGTTATTAGATGAAGGAGACAGAGTATCTACATCACCTGCTGCTGATCCTGAATTGGCTACAGTTATTGTTCCCATAGATGCAGCAGCTGAATTTTTTACTGTTAGTGTAGCATCGGCACTGCTTATAGCAGCTTCAAGAACTGTAACTACTTTACTTATAGTACCAGCAAAAGGGATGGGTACATAAACTGTACTGGAAGCAGAAATATTGTCGATGTAACCTGTTAAGGTTTCTCCTACAAGAGTTTCTTTAGCAGTCCAAGCCCCTGACCCTGACCCATTAGCAACATACACAGCCCCTGAGGATGCTGCTGCTACGCCCTTAGGTTCATGCAAGTAAGGGTCTGTTAGTGTACTATGGTTTACGTTTGCCATTGCAATCTCCTAAGATGGAAGGAAGGGGGACCGTAGCCCCCCAACCAATTAGTTTATACTTCGATATACTCAATGACGAGTTTACCTGCACCAGCTGTAAATGCTGCTGTTCCGTACAACAAGCCAACATAGGCATCTGCTGCACCAACAGTGGCTTGAGTCGAAACCAAAGCACCATTACAGTCAACAGCAGTATTAACTGCTAAAGCTGATTTGGCAATTGTGGCATCGATGCCGTCTGCATCAATAGCTGCATTAGCAAGTGTAAACAAACCAATGCTCAAAGTACCCGAACCACCTGAAGTCCATGCAGTAGTAACAACCAAAGTTGCTTTCGTGATGTATGCTCCAGCTGGAATGAATGCATCGTTTGGTGTAGGTGCTACTTGAGCAGTACCAATCAAAGTTGCATCTGGGATGTCAATGACAAGGCTCTTAGTTCCAATAAGAGCACCACCATTATCTTTTACAGCCCCTTGATCCCCATCAGTGAGGACGAAAAGGCCATCTGCGTTAGTGTAAGACATCTAGTCTCTCCTTATACTGTAGGTGTCGTGATAACACGAACCATGTTTTCAGGACGGTACAACTTAACACCATAACGAGCAGTAGTTACAAACTCGTGACGTTGGAAGTCTTTGTTATACTCATAGTCCACCTCAGGCATCTGACGCCATGCACCCACGAATGGATTCACAGTAGCATTAGCTGAGAAGAACAAGTTAACTTTACCATTAGTTGTGCTAAAGTCGTTTGTAGTTGAGTTGTCCCGTTCTTTCAGAGCACTGTCTGTTGCCTCAGCCAAGTAGTTAGATGTATATACATCAAAACCATAGACGTTAGCTACGAAACGCATACCAGTAGCAATACCTGAACTTACAATACCCTCAAACTTAGGGTTGTTAGTAACAGCTGACAGCTGAGACAAGGTATTAATTGTAAACTCAACTGATGGGTCTACGATAGCAACCATTGCTTGATCAGGTACATTTGCCATCTTCAGCTTCATACGAGCATAAGCAAAGTCTTCGACTTCGATTTTACCTGCATTGCCGCCTGAGAAACGGTGGATTCCTCCATCAACCAAAGACTGATCGTTAGCAGATAGACCTGCTTCAGGTGCAGCCAGAGTGGTTGTTTCGAAGTGAGCCATGATAGCACGATCTTGTTCAGGAACAAAACGGCTCATTAGTTCACTTGCGTAGAAGGTATCTTGCTCGGCCTTCTTAGTCATGTAAGTAGCTGAGGACAGATACTTATCAACTGTGAAGGTGAACTCACCTGTGTCAAGTGGACGATATTCAACTGACGCATCTTCTACGTAGTTGTCTACCTGTGCTTGACCGATTGATGGAATGTGGAAAGTGTTCCCATCTGGGAAACCTTCAAGCATACGGACGTACCGTTGTGCCATCATTTCATCACGTAAAATCTCCTTGAGTTCCGTAGACCAAACCTCGGTACGGGTAAGGAGAGCAGAATTGGCTGTATTCATACCAGACATTTTCTATTCCTTTTAGTTACATTCCAAACTTACTGCCCAAACGACTTTTATCTTCCATAAGTTGCCGTTGTATTTTGGGTGTATAGTAGAGGTTACGATTTTCCCGACGAAGGTTTTGGTAATAGGACCAATCACGTTCTGTCGAGGCTTGCATGTTGACACCATCTGTGCGAACTGAACCTTGAACCATAGGTTTAAAGTCCTTCTTTTGTTCACCGAGGAGACTAAAGAAAGCCGTGGGTGATTCAGCAGCAATCTCCTGCATACGTCGGAGACTAATACCTAATTCCTTTGACTTCTCTTGGAGAATAGCATTGGCTTCAGTGCCGTAACTTTTCTCCATCTCTCCGTTAACTAGATCAAGATTTTGTTTTACAACAGACTCTTTATCTCGTTCAGAAAGTGTACGTTCAACAAGGCTCTTCAGGTCTTCCTCACTCAGGTTAGGGTTGGTGTTCCCGTCTGAAGTGCCACCAGTATTATTATTATTGGGCATTGCAGTATTCGCAGTGGTGGGTTCTGCGGCCTTATTCTGCAACTGGTCCAGAAGGTTCTTGGCATAGTCCTGTTTACTCAAGTCTTCCCTCATCTCTGAGAGTTGTCCTTCGAGTTGTTGTATGTAGGTATCAGCCTCTAGTTTCCCTTTAGCCAGTACCTCAGGATTGTTCCAATTATCTCCCTTGGCCTCGACGAGCTTGGCTACAAAAGAATCCTGTGGTGGGGTACTCTCAGTAGTTTGTTGCTCTGGCTGAGTAGTCTGTGTGGTTTCAGCACCCTCAGTAAACACATTCATATGTTTTATTCCTTGTTTAAAGTTATAAGTTTCAGCATATCATCTAGTACTTGGTTGTACTCGTTGACTGCTATCTGACGGAGTTCCCAACCGGGAACCTCGTAATCACGAACAGCTTCTTTCTTTTTGAAGTTATGTTCGAGAATCTCTTTGAGAGAATCGAAGGCGTTTCGGTATCCTAGTACTTCACCCTTACGTTTCTCTTTGTCATCTCCGTTAAGACCCTTCAACCAAATAGTTTGCATTACTACTATTTCTTTTTCTTCTTCTTATTGAAAAAGTCTCTAGGGGAAGCAGCCATCTCAGCCCGTGGGCTTATATCTACAATACGAGCTTGAGGTCTAGGAGACTTTTTGGGTGCTGCTGTAGGACGAGCCTTAGGTCTAGGAGACTTTTTGGGTGCTGCTGTTTTCTTCATCTTCATCTTCATTTTAAATTCCCATCTCTTGTGCAACCATAAGCTGCTCTTGGTTGATAGCTTCAGCTTCTTGCATCTGCTGTTGTGTCTCTAGTTGTTCACTGACTGCAATGTTCTCACTAAAGATTTCTGGCTCACCTAGTTCATCAGCTAAGATACGAGCAAACTCTTTACCTGACATGTGGGCAGCTACAGAAGGATCAGATAGTTTGATCTGGTATAGCTGTGTTAGGTTCTGAATACGACGAGCACGTTCAGCAAAGTGACGAGCACCTACAGGGACGATCTTACCGTCTGCTGTGATGTCATCCTTCGTGATCGTCTGGAAGAGAACAGCACCTGTAGCATCATCCATAACTCGGATCGTGTCTGACATGTTCATGTATCTACGGCTAACCTCAAGCATTGCATTCAAGATAGGCTCAAGGAATACACGTTCGAAGTGGGCAGTCTTGTGTTCGAAGATACGAGAGGCTGAGTTCTGTAGGGACTGTACCTCAAAGGCTGTCTTCTCGCCGGGAGTACGTATACCCATAGCTTGACGAGGAGCACCAGCCATCTCTTCCATCTTGTCCTCTAGTACCCTGATTTGTAGGTCTGCCTGTAATGCAGTTGCATCAGGAGCCATGTAGCCTACATCACCCTCTTCACCCATGTAAATACGAGAGCCGGGTTCGAAGTCGAAGTCCTCTACGTCACCACGTATCTTGAGGATTGGGTAAGCAATCTGGTCAAAGACATCAGCCTTCAAGTTCTCTAGGTGGTCAATGCGGTACTGCATACCAACCAAGTTATCTAGTGGACCCATTGCATAGAGGTTGTCAGGGCGAGGTCTCCAGCCAGCATGGAAGATAGGAGCACTACCTAACCAGCTAGGGTTCTCTTCGTTAGCTAGAACGTATGCACGGTCAGCTATAGTAATGATACGGTTCTTGTACAACACACCATTCTCAGTGTCGTAGTAGTCTCCGTAGAACGTCAGAATCTCTACATAGTCTGACTCGTAGTACTGTTGGATAGATGTAAAGCCATCAGCAATGTATCCATCAGCTTTATTGTAGGTAGCATCAGAACCTGTTACAGCAGCCCTAGCTCCCATCATCTTATCAAAGACAGCTTCCATATACTTCTTGGATGGGTCACTGTCGATCATATTCCTGATCTCACCAAGTGTCTTGATTGACTTGATAATCTTAGGGGAAGAAGCAAAGTTAGGGGCAGCAGGGTTAAAGCAAATGTCGTATGGTGAGATACGAACCATCTTTGGGCCTACATAGTTTACAACTAGATCACCAGCTTCTTTTACTTGGTAGTTGTCTTCCCAGTCTACAGTAGCAAAGCAGTTACCGTACTGGATATAATCGTACAGAATATCTGAGGCAATATTAGTAAAGTCAGACTGACGTATCTTGTTGTCCATGTAGGATTGGATTACATTACGTTTAGCTTTGACATTACTCTCACGAGAAGATGCCTCGAACCTCATCCACTTCTGCTGTGGGAACAGAGTAGCAAAGTAGTTGGCATGAAGGTTATCCATGATCTGTGTTAGCTTAGGAGTGGTGGTACTGTTAGACCAAGGCAACATAGCATTCTTTGTTGTCTTAGTGTCAGTAGCATACAGATAGTTCCGTAGCTCTTTCCACTCTTCTATCTTCTGCTCACGAAGGTTAGACCACTCACGCCAACGGTTAGATACTTCCACAGCCATAGAGTCTGGACCTAGCAAGTACTCTAGTTCTATTGTCTCACCTGCCATTAAGAGGCTCCTCTAAATCTATTATTAGCCCAGACGATATTATTACTTTTATCTCTACGGATACTTCTAAAAGGCTTGACAGCTATATCCACTGCTGAAGCAAGAGCATCCTTAATATCGTCGTGTGGTGGGTTTCTCGATTGTAGTTCTTCTTCTAATGTCTGTGTATTACCACCACGATAGTGCCAAATCTGCATGTTATCGTAACGAGGCTCAAGGGTAGCAGCTATACGTTCTTCTTTGTTACCCTGATGTTTGTTAGGTCTAAACTCATCAATGCTGATAGCTAACCCGTGCTGCTTAACAAGTTCTTTCAGCTGCTTAACGATTGCCTGTTGAGCTACTGTAACCTCTGCCCTCATCTTACGGAAAGACCACTTAGTGGATAGCTGTAGAATGTGTTCGAAGTATTCTGTGATACGGTCTGTACGGAAACGATCAATGTCTAGTACAAATATGTTATTGTCTGAGTCAACACCTACAACTACAATAGCTGTGTAGTCAGCCTTCTTAGATAAACTAAATGCAAAGTCAACAGCAGCAAATACATTTAACTTAGCATCTTTGTAGAACCAGAACCCATTATCTTGTTTAAGATGTTTACGTTCGTAGTACTGAAATCTATTACTCTCAATTGGTACGTTGTCAGGATCAGTAGGATCGTTGTAGTACTGTGCTCGGAACTGAGACTTATCTAGGTACTGTCCTCGTTTCTTAGCTAGAATCTGACGATTGAAACCAAAGTACTTACCGTCTTTACGTTGTTGTTGAGGCCACAAGAACTCTCCTACACCATCCCCTCGGTCCTCTACAGCCCTCTCCATGACCTCGTAGATTTGTTCTTCAGCTATCTTATTACCGTCTTCATCATACTGATCTTCAGTCATCTGCATCAGATCGTTGTACAAATCAGATGGATGGTAACGAGTACCTACAATCCATTCCTTTGCATTAGCCCCTTCGATAGAGGACAACAAGGAATACTGGCTTTTAACTTTGTTACGTCCCTCACCTGTGTAGGCATTCTCGTAGACAACAACGTCATCTAAAACTGCAATGTCACAGTGCATCCCTGTGAGAGAAGTAGTAAGACCACCAGTAAAGATAGAAGGATCACGAACATTCTCTTTCTTACGTAGAGGGTGGTCCAACATAATCTCTGATGTTGTCCACCTTACTCGTTTACCTTCATCCCTGTTAACATGCTCAGGCCAGTAACGGCTATAGGTATCTGAGGTCAGGATACCCTTGATAAACCCTAGTTGTTTCTCAGCTAAGTTTGCTGTGGCTGAGATGTAGAGGATACGAAGGGTAGGGTCTTTAGTTAGTTCCCAAGCAACCCTAAAAGCAACCAACCTAGACTTACCGTGGTCACGGGGGAAGAGTAGTAATTGGTGAGTCTTAGAACCTCCCCTAGTCCACCAACTACACACATCATCGTGACACTGACCTAACACTTGCTCTGGTGAGACAAGTTTAATAAACGTAGTCAGATCATTCTCAGCTGCAAGCCTAATTTGATCTAGGGTTACACTCATCTAGGACTGATACCCCAATTCTTAACAGCTGATCTTATCCTGCTTTTAAGTTTAGATTGTTTAGGAGAAGCATTTAGGTTGTCTTTTAAAAACTTAGGTACACTGAAACCCGGACATGCTTTAGCAGATACTTCATTGTGCCCACGTATTTTAGCACCTGAGTGATCGTTTGTCAAGTTATCTAGCAGTTTACACAGTGCTTTTCTTTGATTGTCTGTAAAGTTCTCATCAAACTCATCAGAAGCATCAGAACCAAAACCACCTACAAGACAAATACCTACAGAGTTTCTGTTGTGGTTCTTAGCATGAGCACCTGCAATCTCTACAGGTCTTCCTGCACAGACATCCCCACTACGGTCAATTACAAAGTGATAGCCAATATCTGACCATCCTCTTTCTTCCATATGCCACCGACGTATCTCAGCAGTCTTCTGGTCACAAGTAGAACCATCCATCCAATTAGCTTTGGTTGCACTACAGTGTATGAAGATTTCGTTAATTGATCTCATAACTACACCTACCATTATTGGACAAAGACATCTTTAGAACTAAAGTCACGGTTGTCTGAGATACGGATAACAACAGAACCTGAAGCATACCCTGAGACAGTTGCTCGGTAGTAGACCTCTTCCGCATCAAACCCAACACCCTCGTAGTTGGATGTGAAGGTATCTGTATCGAACCAGTTGGTATTATCCCAGCTACGTTGGATAGTAACTGTGGCTGACCATGAACCTGAGAGGGAAAGGTTGAAGTGACCAACCACTTGCATAGAGGCAGTGCTTGTGTTAGAGCTTAGTGTTTCTGTTACAGCAGCCATGATTATTCTCCCTCTTGAGAAGCCGCATAAGCAGCCTTTACCGCATCAGTAAACACTGGAGTGCAGATAGCAGATACGTCAGCATCCTCTGCTGAGAGATCAGCATCAGGCATTACTACGTGACGATGAAAGTTACGAGATAGCTCAACGCCATCCTCACTGATGATAGTCGCAGTTCGTACCTGCACTGATGACCAATTACCTTGATTAATAACTTCTATCTTGTCGTTTATTGTTGTTTTAGTCAGGGCCATGTTTACCTCCTTGGCTGGACTGTCCACGCACGAGGCGCATTAAGTAATATTGTTTATGACGTAAGCTACTGGTTTATTTGTTGCTCCTGTTCCAGCAAGAGTTGTAAAGGTAATTAAATCTCCAGATGATGGAGTTAAGTTTCCTCCTGTCGCAGTAACAATAAA